CTAAGTTTCAGTACCACAACCCATTTAACTTAGGCGCCAGGCCATGACCGATGATGAGCTAATCGGCATGATACGCAGCGCGGCGACTGAGCAATTGCCAATCGCTGTGATGACCGTCAAAGAGATGCGACAATTCGCGCAACAAGTAGCGACGGATTGCTTTTTGATCGCTGCCATACCTAATATGACGCCCAAGGACATCATGCGCGTTATCAAGGATCGTTATGAACTCCCGACTTAAGTTATGGCAGGCTAAACTTAAAGCAGCTAAGGCCGAGCGCCATCAATGGGAGAAGGCTGTGCGTCAACACACTCGCGCAGCCACACGCGTTGGGAAACAGATTACGGAACTGGAGAACAAAATTGCAGTTAAATTGGCGAAAACTCAACAAAGAACTGGCGCTGATGTCTGAGGACCAGGTGCTTGACCTGCTCAATCAAGAGCGTGTCGGCGCTCGGCGCATCTCGATCTTGGAGCGCCTGCACCAGCGCTACACCGCGCTGCGTGCGTCACGCGAGCGGATGGAGTTGTTTAAGGAAGCAAGAGCGCTTTAGCGTGCCTACCTCATCAACGCCGCCTCAGCAGCGCGTCGTCGCGTGAGACCAGGAAGGACTCTGCCAGCAGCCTTATTCCATTTAAGGCATTCATCGGCTGCGCCGTTCCAATCCCCCGCGTCAATACGCTTTTTAAACGTACTGATGCGGTAGTTTCCGAGGCCACAGTTGTAGGCCCAGCTTGTCACAGCGGCAATGCGTCGGGGCAGTGCGGTTCGTATGCTTGGGGACATCTTTACCAGACCACGAACAAAATACTCCACATGGTGATCCAGCGCATCCTCGCACTGCTGCATCGTCCAGATCGTACCGGGGTTGATGTTGGGTCCGGTGGCTCCCCAGCCAATCGTCCAAGGATGTCCTCTGGTACCGGGATCGGGATAAGCTTGAACGCGTCCATCAGGCAAACGTTTTGCTAGCCCTTCAAAGGGCTTGATCAGTACATTTTTGCAAAGCGTTTTTGCTTCATTCACTTGTACTTCTCAATACTGCGACCGACAAACCAGAAGGTGAGCACCATTGTGAACAAACCAAAGTCGTCTTCATCCCAGGCCTTGACTAAGACTTCTGCCCAAGGCGCGCCCGTTTGAAATGCAAGAACAAGCGAAGCCGTCTTGACTGCTGCGTACATTGAAAATAACGCCCAGGTGATTCCTGGACGTACCAAGGCAGAGATTCCAGCCACAAACCAACCTGCTGCCTTAGCCGTTTCAGCCTGTTCTTCAAAGGCCGATTTGATGGTATCAAGTTGCTGAACACTGTAGTCAACATACTTTTCCTCCACACGAAATTCACCGCGCATTTTCTCAAGGTCGGTCTGAAGCTGAAACATATTAAGTTCGTGAGCGCGTTCGTTCTTTTTATCTAAGAATTTCAGCACTTCCGGCGCAAGCCTGAACAAGCCGCCGAATATAGAACCTAAAAGACCACCTGAAAGAAGATCAAACACCTAAAAGTTTCTTAAAAAAAATTGCAGCAGCGCCAGGGCCAAGGAGCACGGCGACCATGACGGCGTACATGAGGTACTCAAGTTTTTTCATCTTTTGCGAACCGTCGTCAAATCGCTCTTCAACGCGTGTGAACGACTGTTCGATCGACTTGTACCGCTCTGCACAAACTGCCTCATGGACAGTCAAACGCGTATCCACATCGTGCTCCATGATGACCCTTACCTATCAATCGATGAGTGCATTTTCGCTAGGTTCCGATGCTAGCGCATTAATAGCCGTTGTAGAGGCTCCACTTCTCATAAACTCAGCAGCACGCTGCGCTGCTTTGCTTTTAAGCGATGATGGATCGCTAATAAGTTTTACAACGCGGTTGCGTTCTTCTGTAGGCAGTCGTTCCAATAAGTTTGCAGCACCACCAGGCGTTTTTAAAGCCTCTGTCAAAACGCCCATCGTTTTTGTGCCAATCTTGTTTTCTAAGATATTTAACGCTTTATTCGTAGTCGTTGCTACAGCACTTAAGTATGAAGGTATACGCAGCTTCGATGTGTTATCCAATAAAAGTTGTTTCAGCGCGTCTTGTCCTGCGCTTACTTGACCTTTGACCGATAAGTTTGCAAGATGTTTTTTCGCTTCAGATTGTAACGTTGACACTACATTCTCGCTCAGTTCTGTGGCGATGTTGTAGTTGCCAGGGCCAAGAAATTTCTCAACAACGTCAGGCGATTCGTTTTGCACCAGACGCACAAACGCGTCTTTGTCGGTCTTCCATAGCCTAACTGCTTCACCGGTCAGCTTGGTCTCGGCAATCTTTTGCATACCCTTAGAAAACTCATCAAGGTACTCACGATAGCCTTTGCCGCCTGCCGCTTCAATGGCGTTGATAAGTGTTGGTTTTATTTCCGACGTTACTTTAGCGGCCAAGTTACGCTGCGTTGTAGCGTCTACGCCTGGACGTAGCTGCTGTACGGTTGCGTTGATGGAGTTCTTACGAATGGCATCTAGTGCTCTTGCGTCAATGATGCCGCCGTTTTTGGTCCACTGAGCAATATCGTTTGCTATGTTTTTAGCCGCACCACTAAGCAAATCGTTGCCTGCAAATTCAGGGTTGTTCAGTACACCGCGAATCTGTCCTATGATTGCTTCGCCTTTAAGTGGCTTGATGCCTGCCTCTCGTAAACTGTCTGCCGCAGACTGAGCAAACCTTGCGCCTTGACCTAGATCAAGCGACGCATCCGCCGCCTTCGACGCCCACTCATCAGCCATACGAGCTAAGTCGCCTTTGTAGGTGTACTTAGTCAGCCCCACAGGTAAGTTGCGCTTGATGAGGTCAAGCCGAGCAGACGCTTCAGCCAGATTGCCTGCATTGATCAGTCGGCGTACGTCTTGTACCTTCGCTGCTGCTTCGGCGCTTAACTTACCGGCCTCAGCCTCATACTGCGCGACTTGCTGACCAAGGTTAGCGCGGTTCAACGCGGCCTGACGTGCTGGTGATGTAATGTCGCGCAGCGTCTGCTTCATAGTATCCGTCGTAGCGCGGACGTCCGTAGCAGTTGCGCCGCCAACAAGCCGCGATAACGCGTTTAATGACGTTTCGCCTTGCGATTGCTCAAGCGCTCTTAAGAAACGAGGATCTCTTGCTGTCGCACGATCAATTAATGCTTGCCAAGTAGGACTATTTATAGCCGCAGTAGCTTGGGCCGCGCTAACATTTTGACCCTGCGCCGCCTTAAGCGCGTTGATAACTTCAGGTAAATCGGGACCAAGCGCGTTTCTTGCAATTTCAGCGGCTTTGTTTTGCGGTATGTTTTTAAGGTCAGCAGCTTTACCGATCACTTTACCAAGCAAAGGCCCAACAACGCGCCCGCCAGCTTCGTAAGTTGCGCCTTCAAGGATATTTTTAGTAGGCTCTACTGCGATCGCTGCGCCTTTACGTGGTTCTTTACCGCCTAGATAGACGTCGCCTAACTCAAGCGTTTCTTTAGCAAGCCCATAGCCTAAACCGGCACCACCTACAACACCGGGAGGTCCAAGCGGCGCTCCTAACAAAGCACCACCTGCGGCCCCTATCGCCTCAATCGTTGGTGCGACGTAAGGTCTAATACTTTGGTACATACGCTGCCCTGCGGTCAATTCTTGGCGAGGTGCCGTGGGCATACCTTCGCTGCGCGGCGCCTGTAACCCAATCTTAGCGTCAAAGTCGGCGCGGGGTAGGTCTGAGTAGAACTTTTTATACAGCGCGTCTGCAAGCGCTGCGTCAGACATATCCGAGTATTGCGGATATTGAGCGCGGATTTCTGCAATCGTAGCCATTATCGGATACCTAATGGGTCAGCTTTAGCTCCACCAGGCGCGGAGGATGGCGCAGCACCTTGTTGCGTACGGTAATCGTATGTTGAGTCGTAGGCTTCACGTACCCGCGCTTTTGATGTACGAATCTCATCGATTAAATCGTTGATATTGCGTCTAACATCCTTAATGTTTTGCGTTCTGTCAAGACCACCAACAATTGACTTCTCAAGACGACGACCTTCTTCGTTGGACACATTACCAAGCGCACCACCTGTTTTAGACGCTTCGCGCATATCCTGCAACGCCTGAAAGCCGCCCTTAGCAAATATCTTATCGTACAGCGCCTGCGCTCGGCTACCTGCTTGGCTTACGCTTGGCGTGCGGCCATAAATTGGCCCTGTGATTTGATTCAAACCTGGATCATCTCGAAGACGCTCCAAGTCTTTAATAAACAAATCAGATTTGCTTTCAAACCCTTTGACAGCTTGCGTGGCCTGCGGAAATACTGCTTCACGTTTTTGAATGTCTTTGTTCGACAATCCTGGCGCTGCTGGACCACCAGGGATAGGCTCAAGATCACCCGACGGCGTAAAGCGATACCCTGAAGGAGGCTTAGGTGCTTCAGATTCTTTTGGTGCTTTTGTTGGGCCTAAGCCCATTATTTGAACCGTAGCAGGCGTAAACGGTGTTTGACCGGCAGCTTGTTCACGAGTGCGTAAAACTGGCTTACCGTTTTCAAGCACCGGCACGAGCGGTTGCGGTTGTGGGGGCGTGCGTTGAGCGCTTTGGAACGCTTGATAACCTTCTTGCGTGGCTGGATAGCCAAGTGCCATCATTGTGCGAAGCGTCTCAGGCGGTAGTTCAGCACGCAACTGGTTCTCAAGCTGCATTTTAAGTATTGCCGCTTCAGGTTTACCAACCTCACCTAATTGGCTGACTCGTCGAATTCTATTGATCAACTCTTGCGTTTGCGGACTTACTACGGGCGTAGCGGCGGCAGCCCTCGGCGCTACCAAAGCATTAGCAGGCGGTGTTTCAGTCGTTGCAGCGGCAGGCGCTAATGCGTTAGCAGGTGCAGGTGCGCCTTCTATATCGCGTCGGTATTGTTCGTAATTTTTTTGGTTTTGCAACTTCTCAAGTATCGCCATACCAGACTGAACAAATTGAGGTCTGCCGGTGCTAACCATAGCTTGCGCGGCTGCTTCTAAGTCTGGTGGACCACCTTTAGCGGTAATGGCCGATCGAATCTGTGACAGCGCATCGCGCTCTTGCATCAGTTCATCCATTTTAAGCGCGTTAAACTGCGCCGCAGACGCTTTGCTGTATTGGTCCAACGGGTCTTGCAGTTGGATACCTCGATAAGACAGCGCAATGTTTGGATCAACGAGGGCCATGATTAGCCTCCATAATAGGTGTACCCACCTTCACCATAACTAGTTATGGGCGCAGCAGCCGGAGTTGGCTGTGGGCGCAAGGCGTTCAAAAAGTTCTGGCCTTGTGAGTAATTCAAATACGTACCAAGACCTTGTGTCAGTGCGTTCGCGCCGCCCACGTACCCTGACGCTCTTGCCTGAGCGGCTGCGCCCATCGCCTGACCGACGTTGCTTGCCATTGCTTGACCTGCTTGGCCTAGTTGATTCGTCGCCGTCTGGCCGACACCAGCCAACGATTGCAGTGGGTTAAGACGGGCGTTACGTTCTGCCTGATAGCGGTTAAACGCGTTCATGTACTCCTGCGAC